GGGACATCCATTGTATTAAACCCACTTCCTGCATCTAGTATCCTAGCTAGTCGCCAATACACTAGCGTATAAGTAGCCGCACTATCCGGCACAGGCCACAAAGTAACTGTAGGGTTTTGCACCCCACTTGCTTCAGTAGCTCCACTTTTACGATCTATGTATATCTGGGTAGGTCTACCCGTTGTGGTTTTATTAGGAATTGCTGCGTAATTGGACACCGTTATCCTAGATAGGGCTAGGTCAGATTGCGTAGTACCTGACCCAGTACGGATAACGTGTTCTAGTAAGTCAACTGTATCAACAGCAAGGTTATAGGTAGCTGTACCCGCCGTCATTGCCTGTGTGCCTTCTTCGACTGTCCACAGATTAATGCCACGGTTAGCCCATTCCGCAAACAACAAATTTAACGAACGTCTAGCTGTTTTTAAATCATAACCTGATCGTAGTTCAGATCCTGCTCGTTCAAATGCCTCCTCTACAATCTCATTTAAGTCGAGATTGAAAGATGCTGCTGATGATGTAGTCATACATATTACCTATTAGTTCCTCTGGTTTTGCCTTTACGCGCAACACCATCAATAGATTTCTTCCGCATCCCGGTCTTTTTGACCATACCGCCTTTCTTCATACCGGTCTTTTTGACCATTCCACCGCCACGCATACCTTTCTTCATTCCAGTTTTCTTAACCATTATCTAACTCCTACGCATGAAACGCGGTCATGTTTGTAAAAGTAGCAACCGTATATTGGATATATACACCGCTACTAAATACCACCCCTTCGTCGGGCACAGTAACATCCCTCGATACTGTAGCCGAAGCAACCGTACCAAGTTTCATTAATGCTGTACCTGCTGGAGAAGTATTAGCAAAACTAACAGTTCCTGCGGTTGCTGAATTAACGGTGAACACGCCTTTAAGTCGTGACCGCCCCGCAAAAATAACATCCCCAGCAGAAGCATTTACTCCTGCGGAAACATTACCCGCTGGATCACCAACTGCGGAAATACCAGATACTGTTTTAAAGTATTTAGCTCCTGTAGCTGTCCCTGCATTTGCCCCTGTAATGGACTCGGTTTGGGCATCCCCATTTACATCGGTCCCAGTTACAGTAAACGATATAGCAGAATCATCTCCAGCAGAAAGGATAGTAACTACTCTTCCCGCGTCAAAAGCGCAAGCACCGCCAGAAGCTAACGCACCCTCTATTACGAGTGCCGCGTTATTCCCGACAGCGGCTGCGGCTGATATTCCATCCGCGTCTAAGGCTTGTGTGTCAGCAGTAATAAATACCGCCTTTACGTCTGATACTGCCATAACAGCCCCCCTTATGCGTCAGCAAATGGAGTAACTACCGTGCCAGAAGCAAGCACTGTCCCACTAACAACGTATTTTGCACTAGCTGCCGCGTGACAAGTAACCACTGAACCGACAATGCCACCCTTGGTAGAACCATTCATCGTGATGACATCGTTTGAGCTGCCAGACATAAAGGTCTTACCCGCTGCATCGCTCTTACCAAGATAAAGACCGCCGACAAACTTATCTGTCCCGTCGGTCAAAATATCCATATCCGTAGCTGCGGTAATCACCAAAAAGGTGAACGTCGCACCGAGATTGTTGAGCTGAGTGGGATCTGTGGGGTCACTAGGGGTAGTAGTAACAATAGAAGGCAACGTAAATTTGCCATCCGCATCATTAGTTAGCAGTAGTTTCCCTGCGTGAGCTGCAACAGTTAATGTCGTATCTGCCGTTAGGCTGACAACAGTGTTTGAACCAGCACTAATAAAACCAGCTAGAGATCGAACTGGCCCTGAAAAAGTGGACTTAGCCATTTATTGATTCCTCCTTACCAAAGGTTTAGCCCTAGAGTCTTGGTAAGCGTCTGCTGGGGCAGTCGCTAGGGCTTATGTTCCCAGATTAAAGCAAGAGGGGTACTAAGTACCCCCTCACTATATTTTTATTAGGATGATCCGGGGCTACCAAATACTCCTAATGGGTCAGATACACCAAATGAATACCTTTCACGAGCTTTATATCGTGCATTTCCGGTATCAAAGTCTCCATCCATGCTGGTACTCATAGGAGTACGAACAAAATGTTTTAGACCATTTGGGATGTCCGTAGTAATGAACCAAGCGTTAGTATCTGTAAGGAAATTATTCACAGCATATCCTTCTGGAATAACCCCCATTGTCCTAGCGGCATTGATATCATTGTCTGAAGTACCAACCCTATTTTGCGATTCTAGCAATCTAGTTGCAACGAACTGCAAATCAGGTGGGATGACCAACTTCCTTGGTTTACCTGCGATTAACAGACCTCTTTCGTCCGTCCAGTTGGAGATCTGAATAACAGCCGCTTCCAAAGAAGTTTCGTTTAAATCAGACCCCGTTGTAGGACGGTTAGAGTTAGTTCCGCCGGAAACCAATGGATGCGCTGTGCTACACAAAACCACACCATCACCATACGTATAGTCAGTATTGAAAGCACGATTTAATATATTCGCGCCTTTAACCTGCTTGGTATACGCCATAGCTCTAGCCAATGCTTTGGTATATCGAGCCGACAAAGAATCATAGAGGTTATCCTCCATTGCTTCTTCAGTAATCGAAAATCCCATTGCAATGGTTTCGTGGTTGTATCTTGCAGCCCACGCTTCCTGTGCATTGTCATAAGAAATTGCTGATCCTTCGTTCTTCACCGGGGCGGCTCCGAAACCAGACAGCTTTGCTTCTTCTTCAAACGCACGTTCAGAGGTTTCTGTTTCAAAAACCTGCTTATGTTCCTCACCGTAGCGGTTATACTCAAGCCCAAAAAGAGCATTAAGACCCGGAAGGAGTTCTTTTAGTAATTGTGCTCTACTAATAGCCATGTTTAATTACTCCTAAATTCCAACTGGGTTGTTATATGAATGACCACCGGCAGCAGTATTAAACTTAACTACTATGTCGGTATAGGCATCGCCTACGGATGATTCTGGCGAGTCAACAAAATCAACAATTCTAAAAGCAATCCCAGTAGTCACGGCGATTGCAGAAGCATCTACCGCAGACGTGGAATTACCTGTAGTTGTTGACCCTGTACTGGTTGACTGCACCGCAGCTAATGGAATGTTAATACCCAAAGCTGCCTGTGGCAAAGTATCATCTGCTTGCACATGGTAAAGCGCATCTGGATCGTCAACGACATATCCAACAGCATCAGAAGCCACTGTACCAGTAGGCCAGTATTGTCTAAAAGTTTTTTGTGATGTGCCCGGATCAGTGTAGGAGCAACCTACAAATACTCCAATAGTTCCAGCAGGAAACTGTGAAGCGTTAGTACCTACGGTAGTAACAATTTCTAGTGTCCCAGCAGCTACTATTGAAACAACACTACCATTAAAAATGTTAGTGCCATATCCAGATGCGATCTTTATTTGTCGCGTGGAACCTGCGTAAGGTTGTCCACCGATGAGATTTATGGGGCGTAGCCCATAAGGAGTCGCAGTAGAAGCCATTTTAAATTCCTCACTTAACAGAAAGTTTAAAAATTATGCGTTTTGTCCCCCACCGCTACCAAAAGTCACTTTTGTGGACTTACTAGATCTTAATAGTGGCATACGAGGGTCATCTTCGCGCATATAATTGTTATCGACAGAATCTGTATTTTGCTCAGTTCGCTGGGCAATGTACTCATCTCTCTGTTGAGTAAGCTCTTCGTCAGTTTTGCAGAGAAGCAGCCCACCTATCTCTATCGAATCCTTAAATTGACTGTTTGGATCAGGCATTGTAAAGGCTTCAGGATGATCTGATGCTTTTACTGGTTCCCACCCTTCTCGAAATTTAGAGGAGACATTCTGCGGGTCATTTTGACCCATAGAACTAACGCGGATATACCGATAGGACATACCTTCTTCCTTGTTAACATCTGGTAACAATTCAGGTGGGGTCCATTGTTTCGGACGTTCTTCCGTTTCACGGGAAGCGTTTGCTCTTGTGGTACGAGATCGTCCTACTGATTTAGTATCTTCCACATTATCCCTCCAACTTCAATTTTTCACGAACATATTGCTCTGGGGTGAGATTTAGCCTGTGTGCCAATCTAACTTCCGAATTTGTAAGCACTACTTTTTTAGAGCCTGTGCTACGTTTTGCAGGAGAAACAACAGTTTTTTGGGCCTGTTCTCCACTTCCATTTATAGAAGGTTTGTCTTCTGTTCCCTGTTCAAATTTTTCAGGAAATCTTGTCCGCATCTCTTTGTCGATGCTTTGGTAATATGTATCAGACGTTGGGTCAATCCCTTCATTAACTAGTTGTTCATGTTTCCCAAACGCTAAACTTGTCATTGCTCGGTCAATTCCCCACCAGTTTTTATTTTGTTCCTGCCATGCTAACGCTTTTGCGTCTGCTTGTGGTGCTTGTTGAGCTGGAATGACCCTTTCTAATTCATTATTTACACTATCCTGATGTGCTTGTAAAGCTTCTTCAGAATATTGTGGAACATAAGCTTCTGCATTTTGTGCGCTAATTGTTGCCGCAGTTAATTGTTCAGTAGCTTCTGCTACTAAATCAGCATCCCCTGCATCATAAGCTTCTTTATAGGTTTTCTTCGCTAATGCTAGTTCATGCTCTGCACTGCTTCTAGAATTATCTATTAAAGCTTGTTCACCCTGAGTAAGGTGCTGCTTTAACAATTTGTTTTCTTCTAAAATATTTTTTGCAAATTGGGCCGCAGCATCTCGTTCTTTTATTGCCGATTCTTTTAACCGCCGCTCGTCGTTCCAGACCTTCTTTAATTGTTTACCTTTTTCCTTGGAATATTCGTCTAATTCATCATTTTCAAGGTCTTCAACAATTTCTTCGGGCATCGTTTCCCGCCCTTGGTCTTCTTCGGGCGTATCATCTACTATTTCTATCTCAAACTCCTGATTCTCATCAGGTTTTTCTTCTTGTTCTGGCGCAGTAATAACAGTCTCTGTTGCATCTATATTTTCTAATGCGGTTTGTGGCATGTCTATGTCCTTCTAATTCTAAAAGTTATTGTCTTTGGATTCCTCTAGGGTCTTCCACTACTGCTTCTACAGAATCATCGTTAATAATTCGAAAAGCTTTCCCATGAATATGCAATCGCGTACCTGTATGGGGTCTTACAAGCACAAAATCACCTTTTTTACACCACGCTCCTGTAGGAAATTTACCCTCATCCGTATAACAATCTGGGCCTAGTTCCATTACAAACAACACCGTTGCTAAGATTTCTTCGTTTTTTTGAGTTTCATTAGCTTTTAGAAGCCCACTATCGAATTTATCTTCGATATCAGGGACCGCGCACAAGATATGATATCCTTGGGGCTTAGGTAGTTGCGTGGCTTTTTTCTCATCAAAATCTGCTATTTTTGCTGCATCACTCATCTTCTTCAAACCTTTGTTGTAAGTCTGCTAAGTATTCTTTCGTAGAAAGTAGTCCATTTATTATCCCGCATACGTATTTGTATTCGGAATAGTCTTGAATACTACCACTACTTAACTTTTGAAGTAAAATATTATGTTTAGTATCAATTTCGTTAATCACTAATTGATATACGTCCATTTACCCCTCTTCTTCCGGTGTTCTACCGCTATTTACCATATTACTCACATTTTGATTTAGATTTAGCCCTAATTTAGCCCCTTCAATCGCTTGCTTAACCTTCAAAACTTCGTCTTCTTTGGCTGCATCTGCCATTATTTTAGCGGATGCTGTTTTTTCTTGAGACTGAATACGGGCTGCATCCAGTTGTAATTCAGCTTGTTTAATCTGGGCATCTGTTTGGTCTTTAGCCGTTTTACGCTGTAGTTCACCCTGTTTAAGTTGCATTTCTGCTT